GCGCAGGTAAACATCATCAGATCAACGGCTCCTTCAGAGTACATGCTAAGATCTTGTAAAGCTGGCTTAATAATCATTTCACGCAATTGATCAGGTTTGAACATCGGGGCAAAATCCCTGTATAGTATGGATTAATAAATCGAGAAGGAAGTTCATTATTATGAATCCGTTAGTGGATGAAATCTATAATAAATTAAAGAAAGGGTTTACCCAATACGACGAAGAACTCCATTGCAAATTATTATTAAAAATTCTCTTAGAAGAAAAAAAAGGGGCTGTCTGTTTCTTTTGTTGCGAAGCATTAGTTGACGAAAGAACGTTTTACAAATGGGTTAAGGTCCATGAATTGTTTGGGGCGATATATGCGCTCGGCATGATGTATGCGCGCAAGAGATGGGAAGAAGAAGGGCAAGACATTCGAGACATGACGATGCCAATAGGTACGATCAGTTATGCCTTTGAATATTGGAAACTGATTGGCTGGTCACGTTTTGGTGTTAGCAAGAATGCTCGTATCAAGCTTGATCTGGATCCTACGGCAACTCCTGACAAACATTATGCTCAATTACTCGAACAAGCTTCGACAGGCGCATTTACTGCTGGCGAAATTAAGCAGCTGATGGAAGCGATCAATGTCGGTCTAAATACTCACCAAGTCTTTGCGTTACAAAAAGAAATAGATCAGTTAAAATCAGATTTGGCAACAATGGCGACAAACAAGAATGGCGACAATTCAATCACAACTAAAGGAATTGCGTAAATTAATTAAGATTCCTTGGCGTATAGAGTATGTGACTCGGGTCGTGCCGCCTGAAGAATTTGCAGAGAAAACGATTTACGTCCATATATGGATTTAGGAGAACGCAATGAGCTTATGGGACAAAATATCAGATCCATGGGGAATTATCTCGAAAGGGAAAGAAATCATTCAACATGCCGTTGGTTATCAAAATGCATCAGATAGACGACTAGCAAGTTCACTTATTAATGATCAGATCAAGGCATATCGAAACCAGACCGAGATCACACGCGCTGAAACAGCCGCAAAGAAAAATGAACAAGTGGCTGAGAAACGTCGTGTTGAGGAAAAACAGATTCGTTCCTTGCGCCGCAGCTATAGACCACAAGGCTTTCTTGGCGGTGCCACAACAGATCAAGCTGACATGAATCCCAAATTAGGCGGTTAATGAATGGATACAACTCAAGGGATGCCAGTTGTCGCTATGCCTGGTAACTCCATGCTGGAAATATTGCGCAAGAGATATAATGCCGCAAAGTATGTCGCTGATCTCTGGATCCCGATTATGCAAGCGTGCTTCTTCTATGCCGTGCCATTCCGTAACCGCTACTATCTGCCAGGCAAAGAGTTTCAAGGCACGACGCAGAACACAAGAGTCTATGACACGACAGCCGTAGAAGGTGTGACAACATTCGTTTCGAAATTGCATGACACGATGACGCCCCCGCAAGTTCAATGGGGTTTTCTTCAAGTTGATAGTTCAATGGTTGATGATCCATCGGATGCTGATAATCTGGCGCTCCTCGAAGATGCGCAGATGATTCTGAATGCTTATATGCGCAGGTTGTTTACTTACATTCATGCATCTAACTTTGATGTCGTCATCAATGAATGTTATTACGATCTTTCGATTGGTACGTCCGCGCTTGTAATCAATCAGCACACTGATGAACAACCATTCCTATGTACCAGTATCCCAATGGATAAGCTTGCCATTGAAGAAGCAGTAAATGGTAACATTGAATCATGGTATCGCACTTGGCAGAATTTAAAGATCGTGGAACTTCATACGCGATGGCCTGGAATTATCATATCGCCTGGACTGCAAATGCTTGTAGCGAGCGATCCTGATGCCGTAGTGAGGAATGTTTATGAAGGCGTTGCTTATTTCTGTAATCAGCCCAAGAAATATTGTTATGCGGTTTGGGCAGACAATGATTTGCTCTATTGTCAATGGCTTGATTCACCACCTGGCATAGTATGGCGCTGGAAGAAATGCAATAATGAAACATGGGGTCGCGGTCCTGTTATGGAAGCGCTACCATCCATTATTAGTTTGAATGAAATGGCGCGTGTTGAGTTGGCATCAGCTAACTTAAATACCTTTAGACCTTATATGGGGTTCTCAGATGCCGTATTCAATCCTCATACTTTTCGTCTGCAGCCTTTCACTATTATCCCTATTGCTCCTATTGGGTCAAATGGTCAGGTTCCTCTTATTCCTTTACCGAACAGCGCTGATCCTAATTTCGCACAGATGACAGTAGCTGATCTTCGCATGCAGATCTTAAAGTTACTTTTTGCCGAGCAGCCACAAGATTCTCGCAGTGTGCAGCCTCAGACAGCATACGAATTGTCTGTCAAACAACAAACCTTGGCTGAAAAGATCGGTCCGTTGTTTTCTCGTATGCAACAAGAGTTTCTATGGCCTGTCATCAAGCGCTTTGCCTATATTCTTAATAGCATGGGTTTGTTGCCCTATCCTGAAGTTGGCGGCACACCAATTATCTTCAAATATAAATCACCTTTGGCATTAGCAAAAGGTCGTGCTGAAGTTGAGAAGTTCACCCAATTCGTTCAGTTACTGCAAGGGATCATGGGGCCAGATGCCGCACAGCTTTATATCAATCCTAAGACCACACCTTATATGTTGGCTGAATACTTACAAGTTGATGAACGCTTATTGAATAAACCTGAAGAAGTCGCCAAGATCATGCAGCAAGTTCAAAATGAACATAATGACATGAAATTAGCGCAATCTCAGGGTATGATGCCACAGCAACCAGAAAATCAACCTGTACAACAAGCAATAGGATAAGAATAACGAATGGAAGAAATGTTAGAAAATCCCATGTTACAACCCGAAAATTATTTAGAAGGTTACAACGAAAGCATCTCCAAACTTAGAAATCAACCCGAAGTAATTGCATTCGACAAATTTTGTTATGAAGTTTTCGAGGCAACTGAAGTCGGTAAAAAGTTTCTCGAATTTGCCAAGGAACGTTTCATCATCCATTCCCAAATCACAAGAGGGAATGCAGATTATCCAACCGATTGTATTTGGCAAGAAGGATTCAGGGATGCATATCGCATGATTATTCAAAGTGTCATGTCACATCAACAAAGAATAAAAGCAGGGGCATAATATGACTGAAGAAGCAACTCCACCAGTCACGCCACCTGAAGCGCCGACATGGTTTATTGATGAAGGTGTTCCTGGTGTCGGTGCAAGACCAGCATGGCTTAATGAAAAATTTAAGACAGTTGCTGATCTAGGAAAAAGCTATAGCGAATTGGAAAAGAAAGTCGGAACCGCGCCTGAGGATTATGATTTTAGCAAATCGAAATACATTGATCCTGATTATGTGCCATTCCAAGAATTAAAGCAGATCGCCAAAGATAAGCGTGTCCCGCAAGATGTGATGGATAAGATGCTTGAATCGTTCGATAAATACATGGATGAATTCAGCATCAATCCTGATGAGGAAATGCAAAAACTCGGTGAGAATGCCAAGGATAGAATCACAACGCTTGACAATTGGGCGAAAGCAAATCTATCGAAAGATTCCTATGAGGCATTAACATCCAATCTACGCAATGCTGACTCGATCAAGGCACTTGAAGAATTAAGAGGAAAAATGATGAGCAACACTCCACAGGTTCCAAATGGCAATGATGCTGGCGTCCATAACACAGCAACTCTGGATGATATCAAGTTGGAGCTATCGAACAATCTGGAAAAATACAAGAGCGATCCAAACTATCGTAAAGACTTACAAGCTCGTTTAGAAGTCGCTGCCAAAAATGCTCCAGGTTATATTGACAAGATTGGTGCTTAACCTGTTATAATTATTGACAGTACCAATTGACAATTGGACAACTTTAGTGCCTTGACCGCGAAAGCGAGAATCAAATGAGCATAAAGCCCAAAAAAGCAATGGTGAAATACTTTATTTCATTAACTTATTTGGAGCTTTAACTCATGTCTACCTCATTAACAGCCGTCCAACAGATTGAGTTTGATGCGCTCGTCAAGGCGCAGTACCAATCCCTTGGCTTTTTACTTCGTGATACTGTTCGCGTTCGTCGTGATGTCATCGGCGCATCCGTATCATTCCGTAAGGTCAACCAGATTCAGGCCGTCCCAACTGGCTACCTACAAGCAGTTGTGATTCAAGATCCTGGCTACAGCCAATATTCAGCTATCATGCAGAAATATACTGCACCGACAGCGGTTGATAGCGTTCAGGAATTAACAGTCAACTTCGATGCCAAGATGGAAAACGCCATGATTGTGGCGAATGCATTAGGCCGTCGCTCGGATCAGATCATCATCAATTCTCTGGCTGTCTCACCTGGTCAGACGATTGTAGATGGTGGTACGAATATGACATATGCGAAGTACACGAAAGCTATTCAGTTCTTCGATAACAACGCTGTGCCATTACCAGAACGCTTTGCCGCAATGTCAGCCAGCAATTTCCAGAGCTTGCTGCAGGCGCAAGAGTTCACTTCCACTTTCTATACACAGAATCGCGTGTTAGATAAAGGCTTCGTTCGTGATTATCTCGGTATCAACCTGATCATCATCCCGAACATGGCTGAAGGTGGATTACCATTTGCTTCACCGAATGTTCGTGAAACCTTCTTCTGGCATAAACAGTCAACAGGTATGGGTATTGGTCATGACTTCAGAACTGAAATTAACTACCTGCCAAGAGAAACTTCATGGTTAGTTAATGGCATATTCTCTGCTGGTGCTATCACGATTGATAATCTTGGTATCATCCAGATCAATTGCCTGGAATCATAATCTTAATTAATTATTGGAGTATTCAAACATGGCTTTCACAATTGCAAACTGGGGTTGTCAGCAACCTTCGTTAAATGCGGGACAAGAAACTGTTACGCCGTTTGGTGGCTCACCAACGGTTGAAAACACTTGTAACGTTTTCACTTACTCAAGTCCAAATGACACTGTTGCAACGATTGTTGCTGCTAATTATTTCCTTTCAATGTATCAAGACTTAAACGTCAATGACATTATCTGGGGTAATGGTACTGATGCTTCATTCGCTGTTCAGGTTACTGCGTCAAGCTCAACCTCAGTCACTGTAGCTTCAATGGGTATAACGACCTCTATCGGAACTGCTAACATTCTTGATGACGCTGTTACTTATGCGAAGTTACAAGATGCCGTTTCTGATAATGTGTTGCTCGGTAATCCAGGCGGCGGTGCAGGCGCTGAATATGTCGAAGTTCCACTCGGCAATGGCTTGTCTTTCGTTTCTAGCGCATTGGCCATACCAAATACCAACTTGATCTACACGACTGTTGCAATTACAGCCGCGCAGTTCAACGGTATGTATGCGGCACCGAAACTGTTAGTTGCAGCTCCTGGCGCGAATAAATTACTGGTCCTTGAACATATGGACTTGTTGATGACATTCGTTAGCGCAGATTATGCAAACGGTGGCGTGGTAGCAGCTCAATATGATTCAACGGTGCATGGTGCAGGTGTGATCGCCTCATCGACATGGGCCGCTGCATCATTCTTTGTTGGAGTCAGCACTGGCTGGTTATTCAGCGGTGCAAACTCAGTAGCGCAGACGTTCTCTACCTGCGTCAATAAAGGTCTGTATCTGTCTAACGTTACGGGCGCATTTGATACTGGTGACAGTACATTTGTGGCTCATGTGTGGTATCGCATTATACCAACCGTTTAAAGATAGAGGAATGACCGAGTGGCATATACGAAAACCAGTATTATTTCGTTGGCAGTTATGCTGCTTGGTCATGCTCCAATTCAAACATTGGATAACGCTGATGACCTGGTAACAGCGGCTGAGCAAGCATTTGATATTTTGCTCCCGAGCGTGTTGGGTACAGGAAACTGGCGTTTTTCAATGAAGATTGTTCAGTTGGTGGCATCAACTGAAGTTCCACCCCCGCAAACGGGATGGCAGAACATCTATCTTTTGCCTGCTGGATATCTAAAAAATATTCGTATCATCCCACAGAATTATCTTTATGAGATTTATTCCAATAGTCAGATTTGGTGTAACTGGGGAACCTTAACGCCAGTTTATATGGAATATGCTTATCAGCCTGAGATCGCGCAATTACCAGCAACTTTTGTGAATTACTTTATTTATGAAATTGCATGTTTCCTTGGATTATCGAGCGCGCAGAAACCAGATTATTTTAGCGTACTGACTGCAGCTAAAAATACGCAATGGGCAATTGCTGCAGCTGCTGATTCCCAAAATCGCCCGCAATACTTCGAATGGGAAATCCCGATGCTCGTCAATCGCAATATCTCTGGTATTATTGGTCCTCAGATAGGTTAAGTGAGAATATGAGATGGCATATGAATTATGGTCCCAAGATGTATTCTCGAAAGGAGAATTATCGCCATTCATGTATGCCAGGGCTACTGTTAATGAATATGGGAATGGCCTTAAAATCGCTCAAAATGTCCTTACCTATCCAACAGGTGCAGCAGGCAAAAGATTCGGTACACTCTATCAGGCAACACTAAATGCCGCTTTGACAGATTTTGAGAACCTCTATTTCCAGACTTTTCAGTATGTGAATGAATGCGTCTACCAACTTGTGTTTCGTCCTCTTGCGATTGATATCTACCTCGAAGGGATATTAGTCGCAACCGTGACGACGACCTTGGATGGTGTCAGTGTTTATAATCTTTCATCGACAGTCCTAGAACGTGCATTTCGCGTTGCAGGTCAAGGATTCAAACCTTATGATCTCACACGATCTCCTAATGCCGCTTTGACGACTTCAACAATTAATAGCCAATATATTTTAAATATTACGACAGCATCATTTACGCAAGGCATCGTCTACCCAGTCAGATTCGTTAATACTGGCTCATTGCCTGTTACAGTTCCACAAATAAAAGAAGGCGTTACTTATTTTATTATGACGAGATCAAACGCTTCGTTTTCGCTTTATAGCACAGCGTATGATGCAAAATTCAATATCAATCCTTATACATTTTCATTAGCAGCAGTTGGCGCAAATAATCTTTTCGTGCAAAACACCTGGACATGGGCGCACAGCTTTTTCAAGAACCT